CCTCTTTGCCCGGGCATGTACGTCACCACGGTTCCTCGGTTCAGCCGGATATTGTCGTAATTCGTGACGCCATCGTTCTCGGCTTTCCAAATCCCGCCGACGTGCATGTCAGCATTTTCGAGGATCAATTCGACGGTGAAATTAGTCGTCCGCATACTTGGGAGAGCGAGTAGCGCAGGCCCCCGGCCCCACGTCTCGCCCGAGGCGCGTGCCCAGTTATAAATCACAGAGCCTCTGGAGCCCTGTCCTCTGGACAGATCACTAAGAATGAACGCACTCTTTTCTAGCCATAAAATTCCTGATTGATAGGCTTCCTCTGGCTCACTCCACAGCCGTACCGAAAACTCAATAAAGGTAGGCTTGATGTCGGGATTTTGAACAGCTAATTTTTTTAGTTCATCTGGAATCTTCGCTCTAGGCCAAGCAATCTGTACCTCACTAGCGCGTACATCGTTGCGCATACGAAATGAGCCGTCATGCTGGCCAAAGGGGCCTCGATCAATGACGTATGACTCTAGTGGCCACGATTCCCAGTTGATATATCGAGCATCACCAGAAGGTTCGGCGTTCATAGCGGCTGTGCCGATTCCAATATCAAGCATGTTCTCAAAGAACTGCTCATGGAAGTTCGACTTGCGCAGTATTTCATGCAAGAAGTCTGTGACTTCATCTAGTTGGTTCTGAACATCATCCTTTTCTTCTGGGTCAACGGCGGAGCCTGCCATCAACTTGAAGATATCGGATGAGACGATGCCGTCCACCATTACATTGGCAAATTCCTGGAGGCTTTGCGCTCCAGTATCGTCATAGATGTCGTCAGTTTTAGATTCGCCTTCGTTTGCACCAAAGAATCCACGGCGTCCTGGCAAACAAAGGTCATAAACATCCTGCCACAAGGGCAGCCACGGACGACGAACGCTTACGGCTTTATTGTACCGCTTGGTCATCTGATCAGCCGTGAACATTTTCATTAGCCTAGCCCTTCTTTGTCGCCCAAGGTGAAGCCTCTGAAGCCGCCGCTATTTAGGGACGCAAAGCCTACTCGGCCGCGCCGAAGCGCATCTGCTTTGGCTAATTTGCGGTCCTCTAGCAGCTTCTCTTGTTCTGCGATCTTTAGCTCTTGATTGGCAAGCGCTTCTGCCTGTTTTTTCTGTGCTAATTCTGTTCTTTTCCGGGCGTCAAGCTCACTTTGGCTTGGACCAGGCACAGATTTACCGAATATTCCCAAAGCCTTTTCCTTTTCTGAGAATCTTCGTGTCATCCATGGAGATAAGGTAGCGACACAAAGATTTGGGCGTAATGATGAATGGTTTATACACCCCAAGGCACTGTTGTGTCACTTGTACGCAAGAAAGTAGCGGGAATCTTATCACTTTGCCTGCGTGAGGTTCTCGATCAGGAACCGAAAGTACGGTCCCGTCGTACAGCTCCATCAAAATAACTAGGTCATTGTAGGTTCTGCTGGATATTTGCAGGTCAATGACAAGTTTTCCGAAGGTCCAATCCACACAGGCAAAAACATCGCCTATTTTCTTTATGCAAAAAACGTGATGGAACCCGCTCGAGGTGAAGTATGAGTGGAGCGATCGCTTTGGCTCCCACATGAACTTGTGTGTGCGCTCGAAAAAGACGACTGTCCAGTCACCGCATTCGGCGACGTGATCCACCTTTTCGGTCGCTGAGTCTGGAGCGGTGTCGGCCAAGAGATGATTCCTTGTCTCGCACGTTACTAACTATGTTGGTGGTATCTAGGCTTCCAGTCATTATCCGAGTGCCTTCACCGGCACCCAGCAACGCATATTGGAGAGCGTCATGAGGATGGGAGAATCTGTTTTTACTGGGGTATTCACTTCCCTCAGGGTAGAAATACCCCCCAGCGAATCCCCGTTTCAAAGTCACACAACTCGGATTGATTTCGAGGCTTGGAACACCATCAACGAGCCGATTCAGTGTTGCTTCCACCGCTTCGATTCGGATGGTCGGGTCATTGGTGGAGGCTGGATTCACTGGAAGCCCATTATTCATAAAGATCCGCATCGGCGTACGTTCGTCCGTGGAGGCGCGGTTATCACCAGTCGGGTCTCCGACCAATCTCACGGATACGTTCGACGGAATTATATTATTTATCATCCTCTTCAGCATCTTGGCGGACCGGACAGCTCCAAACCCTGGCAGCACAAGTTCACGGACGACCCTATATCGACCCAGCCCCAAGTCTTGGACGAAAATGGCGGCAAAGTTGAGGCCAAAATCTATACCGATACTCACCTCTCGCCCCGGTATGAAGGGAGACTCAATGCTTCGAACATGGATCTGATTAGAAAAAGAAGCCTCGTAAACCGCCCGGCCCTCGGTGGTGATGCCCAGTTCGTTTTCCACAAATACGGACACCCAATCTCGACGCTTGCCTGTGATGAGATTCCGATAATAATCACTTGGTAGGTTGTCGATATTCTCCGCATTCTTATTCATGTCGTAGCCGATGAGCTTTCCGTTCTCGTCCTTGCGAGATGTCACAGCTCCGGCTTGCGTGTAGAACTCCCAGTTGGGTGGTTTGGCAAAGGTGATGCGGTCCTCTTCGTTCCATTCCTCGGGGAGTTCCGTTTCGCCTGACATCAGCGGCCACCAGTGCATCTCGTCCATGGCGTTGGTGTCCATAACCAATCCATAGTGGAAGTCTTTTGCTTCGTATTGAGGAGGGTAGCGACCAAGGCGTGCGGTCACGGCATCGACGATGGGCTTTTGTATTTCTCGTGCTTCGTTAATCCACGCGCCGGTCAGGTCCATCGAGAATACGCGCTTCACGTCCTTCTCTTGGTCCATGCCGACGAAGATTACCTCCATATCCAGGTCGCCAACGACGATGTGATGGGTGATTGGCGGTGCCCAGCGGACAGGCCCGAACTCTTCCTCGGGGAACCACTCCAGCCAGGTCTTCAGGGTGGTAGTGCGTAGCATGGGTTGAGAGTTACGAATCACGGCGAAGCGAGATTTGCGGCGTTTGGACCGTTTACCAACGGGCATTTCGTTGGCCATCATCATTATGGCGATACAGCAGGCGACGGACTTCCCGGAGCCGAATGGCCCTCGTAGCCCCCTCACAAAAGAAGTTTTGTTTTTCAGGAGGGCGGCGGCGGCTGGTCCTGGTGAGCTGTAGTTAATCTCCAACGATTATTTTCCGGTCATCGCGAGACATATGATTGCGCGCCATGTTCTCCATTGTGTGTTCGGAGAAGGATTCTATGATTTTATCGCATTCACGGTCAGTCAGGTCGTCGGTGGTGAACCCGTTAATTTCGGCATTTACGCGAATCATCCTGCGTAATCGCTTGAGGGTCTCTGGTCGAAGCGCGGTGAGAATCATGGCTTAGTCCTCGGCGCGGTGAACCTTTCCGCCTGGCCCTGAGACTGAGCCACCGGCACTGTCTTGGCCGCCAAAGTAGATAGGCTCGCCGTTGCGGGTGATCGGCATTTCCTCTTCTTCTGGAATGGGGCCGGTCTCATCGGTTGGAGGTTGAACAGATAGCTGGATGTCGTCAGCGAGCTCGCGCTCTACTTCCATGGGGTTGTTGACTCCCTCGATGCGTCTGGCGAAGTCTTCGGCGAATATGACCTCATCGAAGTCAGCAAGTCCTGCATCGCACTGTTCCATGACAACCGCTGCTGCCACGTCAGGATACCCGCCAGATTTTGACTCCACGTTATAGAGTCGGTCGGCTACTTTCTGGAAGTGCTCTTCTCGTTCTGCGTTTCTGTGCGCGGTCGCTTCTCGTTCAGCTCGGGCGGCCCTCATGCTTGACCGATCAATGTGGTAGTCAATGCGCTCATGAATTCTGTTTAGGTCATCACGAAGACTGCCGGCAATATTCGGCCCCATATCGGAAGCATCTGACACCTTTTTGGTGATTTCTTTCAGTGCTTTCAGTACATCTTTGGAGCTGGTTAGTGCCACTGTAATCATTACAAGTTCTTCTAAATTGCATTGAGGGAAGTTATAATAACGATGCCGGGCTGATTAAGCCAATCCACAAAAACCACCAAGGAAATTTCTATGATTTTTACCACAGACGACGGCGTGAAGTTCGAGACTTACGATGAAGCTAAGGCGCACGACAAGAAATTGCTTGCTCGTGAGCAGCTTGCAAAAAATATCGGAAGGTTCTTAAAGGCTCGTAGTCCAGACGTTGAGGTGTCCAAGCGTGCGTTGTCGGGCGCGGTCAATATCATCTCTGACTGGACGGAGTACAATACGCCTAGTTTGGCGTCGGTTCCTGTTGATGGGGAATGGGCTAAGAACTAAATCATGGTTTGGGGGCTACCTTTCTAAGCGGCGACCGGGCGCGTCGTTGACCAAGGCTCTCTCACAGGGAAGCCCCCCAAGGGTTCCAACCCGGTAGCCTTGCATGTAAACCCGCGAAAGAGAGTTCATCGCCCGGACTTACAAGGGTTACGGCCCGTCTTCGATGCAGTCTCGGTCGGCTCCTTCTTGAGCTGCAAAATCTTCTTCATCTTCCCAGGTCCAAGATCCCCCTGATCGAACCCCTAGGTACAAAACTTGAGCAGTATTGGGGTCCATTCCATCTTCAATCAACGTCTCCTTGAACCACATATCCCAGTCACGTCGGCGACCCACCTTGTCCGTGTACCCTTTATCATGCCCGGCGGATGCCCTCATCACGGATGGATGGAAGGGGGTTAGACCAAGGACAGTCCATAGGACTCTGGGGATTGATGCCCCGTCCCATTCAAAGCCCTCGGTTATCTCGTGTGGGCCAAATCGCATTGTGGACATCAGCTTATATTTGCCGGTGCCTGGCAGTGGCATACACAACATATTATTTTCTCGCAAAGGATTAACTATGGATCAGTTCTTAAAGATGGGCAACGAGCTCCGCCGCAAGATTAAATCCGATAACCGGAATATGAACGAGGTGGCTTATTCCGCAGGAGTCGCCAGAAGGACGTTGATACGGGTGCTCCAGGGGGAGCATGTAACGGTGGACACCTACAATAAAATATTGGCGGAACTGGGGATGCAGCTAACAATCGGAATGGAAAAGGCTAATTAAAATACTTATGAAGTAGGGCGACCATCTTCTCCCACTCGACAGAGAAGGCTGTCACCAAAGCGGTACCCACTACGGTCAGGTGGTATTTGATAGGCGCTAACCTATCTCTTATCACCTTGAGCGCCCGGCTCAGCTCTCTCTTCTTCTCTAAGCTGGCTATCACGGGGGCTAGTGACGATATGGCGCAGGTATTCTCATCCACCTTTGTCTCAATGCGAACAATCTTGGTGGTCAAATTATTTAGCTGATCTAATATCTGAGTGCGGGCCTCAACTGCACTAGGCGATGAATCGGATTCCTCACCCGACCCTCTACGACGCCTGTCTGTCCCTGCGTATCTGGTCACACCAGAACCATTGTTCGACTCTGTCACGCTATAGACCCAACCGAGACCTTGATTGCTTGTTGCTTGAGTGTACAACAATTTGGGGAGGGCGAATATTTATACCAAATCAGTGAAGCCGTTGACCGTGACGTTCCATACGTTTGGCGTTTTTAAAGCCGCTTGTGTGTAATTACAGTCACACACTCCGTCAGATTCGACCCTAGATTCATCGCCCCAAGCAAGCAAGGAAGGAAGAAAGAAAGCAAGCAAAGAAGCAAGGAAGCAAGGAAGTAAGTAAGCAAGGAAGAAAGCAAGAACCCCTATAGATTCAACGTCATAGTGACTGAGTTACCGCTAGTCCCCTTCGCTTGAGCAGCCGTGGTTGAGCCGTACGTTAGTAACGCTTGAGCTGCTTTGAACTGTACGTTTTCACTCGGTGAGGACAGTAATTGTGCCATCACAGACAGTGCTCTCCCCTTGAGTAACGTCGTCTTCCTAGCATTCAACCCAGCAACGTAATCAATGCCGCGTTGTTTATATAGGTGGTAGTACACCTGGTTCACACGATACCCTAACCGTTCCGCTGCCTCCGACGCCCCCAGGTTCAGCTCCAGCATCAGCTCCACAGTTTCAACGAATGCCGCAGGAAACTCACGCTCCTTCCCGTGGCCATCCACGTACGTCGGTAGCTCTCTCTCTGGCACTAACTCACCCACTGCGGGCGGTAATGGTGATGCGATAACGTCAGCCATAGTGGGCGAGTCCACGAAGAATGAGTGGAGGAGAATACCGGCTGATGTGGCATAGGTACAGAGGGGGGGGGAAAGAGGGAAGGAAGAAAGACGCCTCTTACATGTGGGTGCCTTAGCCGGGGGTATTGGTGGCGATGGCCGAGCTCGGTGCGTGCGGATACGCAAAGTAAGCAAAAAAGAGAAGGAAAGAGAAGGAAGGAAAGAAAGAGAAGAAAGAGAAGAAAGAGAAGGAAGGAAGGAAGGAAGGAAGGAAGGAAGGAAGGAAGGAAGGAAGGAAGAGTCGCTTACCCATATGTCAGGAGGGTAAGTAATGGTACACCTCACCCAATATGCCTGTCCAGGTCATGTTGTCCGGTTTACGCAGAGATTTATTACATGTGGGTAATGTTAGTAACCGCTCACAAGCAAGCAAGTGGGTGAGTTCCATGACGCAAAGTCCCTCCATCAGACTGGGCTAAAGCCCGCGATGAAAGTCCCACTCCCTATAGGTGGGTGGAACCAAGGCTGTCGTCGTAAGCCTCCTAAGCCTCGGAAGAAGCGCCAAGCGACCAAAGCGGGCCCTACCCTAAGCCAGCCCTGACAATGACTTGCCTCCCTGGATTTGGCCCCGTCTTTCCCGCCCCGTAGCCGAATCAGTACGACAGCTCCGCTCGTACCCTCCCTACACGCGAAATGAAACTCTCCCCCCCCGACTTTGGTATGGTTTCACAGGCTTCGTTCGAGACCCTCAAGGACGAACAGAGGCACCCTAGTGGTAGGAGTAGCCCATTAACGCCACTGCGCATCAACCTCACGTCACCCAACCTGCATTTCGTCCTTGACCGTCTCTCATGACCCCATCGGGTCACCTGTGCATGTACTTACAGTACGGGGGGGGTGTCCTTCTCACTCACGGAGAATAGAAAGATGAAGAACGAAAGCAAGAAAGAATCTAATGCCTGGTGCAACCTGGAGGGATTTGCCTTTGCGCTTATCCTCAACATTGGCCTAATCCTCGTACTCGCACTCGCATAAACCGGAGACTAGCAAGATGAAGCAAGCAATCAATCTGGAGTCGTGCCGAAAAGCCTTTGGCACGTCAATCGAGGACGCGAAAGACCACGAGCTCTTCCTCGAGGAATTGGGGGTTGCATTCCACGGCCCCGACGAAAGCAAAGAAGTAAGGAAAGAAGCAAGCAAGATGAAGAAAGCAATCAGACGACCCTAACGTCCGCTAACTGACCGACCTGGGCACGTCTTCAAACTGCCCCCTACATTAACTGAACCAACGGAGATACAAGCATGAACGACAACGACAACACCGCCTACGATACCGCGATAACCGTCCTGAACCAGGCCAACAGCCGCCTACTTGACATCATTGGCACCTTCGACTCCGACCAAGACCTGGAGCGGTTCGTTAAGGACCACTTGGATTCAGTCGCCAACCGGTATCACTCCAACGCAGTCTCGGAGAAAGCCTGGGTGCAGGAGAAATACACCGAAGCCCGTGACCGCCTGGTGAAGCTGCTAGAGCAGGGCGGCGCTGGAGAGGTATACGATTCCCAAGTAGAGCGGGCCAGTGGATGGCTCTTCTCGCTGGAGGCGCGCATCAGCGCAGGCACCCTGGTATTTGAGGGCGTGCGTGACATTTACCAAGAGTACACCGGAGAGACTTGGGTGCCCTACAGTGCGAGGAAGGGCACTGGCACGCCGAAAGGCTCATCAGGAGCAGCGTGGGAGGCGGCGAACAAGCTCTCAAAACTCGGCATCGCAGTAGATGGTTACGTGTTCGACACGAAGACTGCCTAGTCTGACATGACACAGGCTTTGGGGGTGGGGCTTAGGCCCTGCTCCCTTTTTTTGTGCTCGTGTTTCCTCGAGGTAATGCCTGTGCCTGAGCTCCAGCAAGGAACCGATTAGACACCCGCCCCCCACCCTAACAAGCAAGAAAGAAAAAAAGGAAGCCCCGAGCTATGCCCATGAGCACCCTAACGCCTAAGCTCCAGCAAGCAAAGCAATTAAGGAAGTAGTTAGGAAGGTTGGGCAAGCCCTACGGGTCAGGCTCTATCCGCTACGCGAACCAAGCCTCGTAAGGACGAGTCTCGGCCCTTCGGGTAACGATCCTTCTTGCAAGGGAGTAAGCAAGGGAGGAAGCATTCACTGCGTTCACAGAAACCGGTTGATTAGCCGGTATCGTCCGGCTGGCCTCCTCTAGCAAGGAAGCAAGCAAGGAAGCAAGCAAGGAAGCAAGCAAGGAAGCAAGTAAGTAAGTAAGCAAGCAAGGAAGCAAGTAAGTAAGTAAGCAAGCAAGTAAGGGGGGTGCGGGGGGGAGCTTAGGCCATATAAAAGCCCAACATTTTCATGCTTTTTGCCAATTTAACTACGCAAAACCAAAAGGAGTTTCTCTGATGATGATCGAGATGATGATAGTTCAGGACAATGCAATTGAGATGGTAGAGCAATGGGAAAATGGAAATTGTACAAAAGTAATGGATGAAATCTATTCAATGCACCTCCATGACGCTCTTTTAACAGTCATCACCCTGTACCACCACTTCAATAAGTCAGACCTAAGAAAGTTCAGTGCTATGTCAAACAACAGGTGGGTACCAAAGGGAGACCCAGCCCGTAAACGAGGAAATATAAAACGTGAATATACCCCAGCTTGAATACAGCCAGGACGGTGACGAATGGTTTATGGCCGATATGTCAAAACTGGCAAAGGAGATGGATAGGGTACGCAAAGGCGAGGATTGCCCAAGACTCGTGAGCACATACATTGGGCTATTAGGAGGGAGCATAGTTGTCTCTTCTTGCGGCCAATTCTGGAGAATTAAACGATGAAGAATGCAAGACAACGGATTCTAAATAAGGCGCTCTACGTCCCCGAGATCGAGCAAGACACATCTGCTACTGAGTGGTGGATTATGCAAGATGATGATCGGCAGTGGGTCGAAGAGCATGAGAGCCATATGGCAGAAACAGAAACCAGGAGAGATGAAGATGAGCACCTTTAGCAGACCATTTTGCGCTAATTGCCAAGAATTCATGCGAGTAGCTAGAAATGATGTCCTCGTAATGAGCACTTACAAGCACCCACTCAGGGAATCGGAGGGAACTGAGTCCTTAATACCCTACGAAGAGGCGCGGGGTGACCGTTGGGAATGCGAGGAATGCAATTGCTCAGTAATTGTAGGGTTTGGCAAACCAAATCTATGCGGTGGCAACGAGAGCGAGCGCCTTGGCCGACTCAAGGAAGTCACCATGGGGGCACCAGTGGACTCTGCTGAACCCCAAGAACAACTCTCACCTCGTGGCATTAGCTTTGAGCTATACATCGAGGGTGTGTGGGACGACGGACAGAAGGAAACGTAATTATGAATAGAGATTCATTCGAAGACGAACCCGAAATTGAAGTGAAAGGGGAGATGATTGAGTGGGAGATAGACCCAAATGAAGCGTTCACTGACGTGAAGGTCGACAAGTTAGTGGCGGCGGCTGGGATACTCCCCTTTTGGATTGACCCATCCGATGATCGATGGGCCGCAGAGCAATTCAAAGAACAGTATCCCTTCTGGACCGGCCACATAAACGGCTCTGGAACAATCAATGCGCGAGGCACTAAAAGCTATCCAGGTGACCCCGATGATGAGCCCATTATGAAGATAGACCTCGGCAGAGAGGTGGTCTACATCTACTTGCGCTCAATGGTCGGCATCGTAGAGACCGAGACAGGCAGCACCCTCATCACAAGGATGGATTGATATGCAAACGTCCACGCAGGCTCAGCTCGTGAGCCACCAAAAAGCGAGCGATCAAATCAGTATTTATGTGGCATGTTTGGCCGCTTACAACAACGGTCAGTTACATGGGGAGTGGATAGATGCGACCCAAGAGCTTGAAGATATTCAAGATCAAATCAATCAAATGCTTAGCCGTAGTCCGCAGCAAAACTCCGAGGAATACGCGATACACGACTATGAAGGGTTTGCTGGTTACGGCGTCGGTGAATATGAAGGCATTCAATCAGTGCATGAAATGGCTTGCTTCATTGAAAGGCACCCAGAGATAGGCGGAGAGTTACTCAATAATTTCGGTGGCTCATTGGAGGACGCGAGAAAAGCAGCCGACGAAAACTACATAGGCTGCTACGAATCGTTGATCGATTACGCGGAAGAATTAACGACGGACACGACCGAGATTCCAGATAATTTACGGTACTACATTGACTACGAGAAAATAGCGTATGACATGGAACGCAGCGGTGATGTTTACACCATCGAAGTTACTTATGGTCAGGTTCATGTGTTTATTTCACATTAAATAGAGGGAAAACAATGACAAACCTAACAATCACCGCCAAGTATCTCCCCATCCTCGCTCGATTTGCCGCAAAGAAAGACATCCGTTATTTTTTAAACGGCTTTCTCGCAGAGCCGCACCCATGGGGTGGAGCCACGCTAGTGGCTACTGACGGCCATTCAATGTGCATCATCTACGACAAAGAGGCGGTCTGCGAAGAGATTCAAATTCGGCCCATCCCCAAGCGTATGGTAGCCCTAGCAAAGAAGCACGACTCCATACCTGTAGTCTATGTGGGCAACGACGTTTCCACTGCTGGCGAACAACTCAATGGAGCAGGCGAATCTATTGACGGAACATACCCGGACTGGCGCAAAGTCGTTCCATTTCTTCCTGTAAAATGCGACGGGCTCGCAGTTGACACGCCCCAGCTCGACAAGTTCTCCGGAATGGGCGGCATCAGGATATTTGCGTCTGGTGATGGGGGAAGCTCATACATAGTACGCTCGGAAGAATGCCCGGAGTTTTTGGCGGTGGTGATGGGCTACCGCTACGATGTCC